ATGCAGTTGATTCTTAATTCAGTTGGTATTCTTACAACACACAACTGTAGAATTACTTTACGATTGAATGGTCTCATAACAAATACTTCCTGGGAACGAGTACAAAACCCGAGCTTGAGTCAACTTATATATCATACAAACCAAGATAGTATTAGTGGAGGAATTGATATATTTGAATTTAGAGCACAGGGTGGAACGGGTGCAAGTGGCAGAAGTGCGGTTGTTACTGACCAAGATCTTGGAGAAATTGTTACGCTTGGTAATTCTATTCTCGGAGGCGACAACGTGTTCCCAGATGGTCCTGATGTACTAACAATTGTTGCTATACTATCAGAAGATCCCTCTACTGTGTCAACAAGTAATCCATTCAACGTAACAGGTAGAATATCATGGTCGGAATCTCAGGCTTAATAACAGGAACAAACTAATGCCCCACGCTCGGTTTTATACCAGAGACTATTTGGGAGAGATGGTTAGCGCAAATACAAGTTGGAAAACACGCAATGATCCAGACAGTATGACCTGGGTTGAAAAAACTATTTTCAATGAAGAACATAATAGTGTTGCGCATGTTATAGGTAACAGCACATCAAGAAAAGATTTTAATTTACCTTTACTAAAAGGACAACACGGTGGCGAAGGTGGCGTACAGAGTGTTGGACAAACTTATGGATGCAATTTACTCTACAAAGATTTTGCTCCGGATTTTTTAATTTGCACTAACAAAATTATTTGTAAAGAATTAGTAGACAGTGGTTATTGCGAAGATAATATTGTTTACTCCAATGTAAAAAATATACTACAACACCCAGGCCACTTTCATTTATATCCAAAATTATTTACAGCAAGCATAGGCAATTTAGCACTTAGACTAGCATGTGCTGATGGTCATAAGACTGTTTTTATGTTGGGTATGACAACCTACAATACAGAAACAGATAATATATACTATGAACAACATGAAGTGTATAAAACTGTAAATCAGTCTGGTGCTAATAACAAACTAGTTAATGACAGTTGTAAAATATTTTTAACTTATCCAGATGTAAAATTTTATTATGTGTGTAAAGATCCTGGACTAATGCCGGAAGAATATAACTGGTGTCCTAATGTAGAAGAAATTACAGTACTACAGTATTATAATCTAGCACAGTTAGGTGCTATTGCACATTAGATCTTCTATAGTTTGTATTTTATCTATTATCTCATCAATTTTAAATGTAGTAAACACACCGGGATGTAATGGTTTAGGCCAACTGTCTAGTTTACTCCAAGCATAACCTTTGTGTTCTTTGTTAAGTTTTGGTACAAATTCTTCTTCTACTACACAAACATATGTGCTATAACAAAAGTTATTTTTACTATTGGTAAACTTTTCAACTGGGATAGTTTTAAGCACTAGTGGCATAAAGCCTATTTCTTCTACTATTTCACGTTGTAGTGCAGTGTATTCTGTTTCGTCTCGTTCAACTTTACCGCCAACAAATGCCCATGTACTGTCATACCGCGCACCGTTGCGCAGTACAAATAAATAACGTCCAGTTGTTTTGCTTAAGAACAGTGCGCCTACACTGCTATTAAATGACGATACTCCAGTCGCCTGCTCGATATTCGCCTTCATAGGATTTTACCCATTCTGTGCCTGTATACTTGTATTGTAGTCCAGTATTACTATTTGTCATATAGTGTATACCCTCTTCTGCACTACTGTCAAATGCTACTTGCCAGTCTGTACCGTTATACTCGATAATGTCATTTGCACCTGCAACTAAACTACCCCATGCATCAGGCCCATCTGTGTTACTTGAATTACCTATTGCATTAAGCACTAGATATCTTTGTCCTGTTGCGGCAGTGGCTAATCCTGCATCAGGTGCGCTACGCAAAGGATTAATAATTTTGTCCACTGCAGATATGTCATTTGTTGGAATTGTATCACTTTGCACAGTCCATAGTAGTTTATATGGATCACTAGGATGGAAGGCAATTGTGCCTACTATTTCTGCAGAACCTCCTGTTTCTAATCGTATTTGACTAATACCGCTTTGTAGTTCACCATATTGGTTTATAAGTGCTGCCCAACTTACATCATCTGTCCCTACTTTTTCAGGTGGATCATTTAATGGACTGTAATCAACTTTGTTTGTTGTAGATTCATTACGATCTAAAATTTGTATTGTATTACCAAGCACAACAATGCCAAAGTTCATAGGCGTAAACTTCATACGTTCGCCTAACAGTATCTGGCCATCAATAACACCGTCTGCAATGCCACCTTGATCATCATATATACTTGCAACAATTTTATTAATAACACCAAGTTTCTTAACTTTTGCAGGTGCAGTTAACCAAATTGGAACTGTAAACTGTAGTGTGCTTATGTCTATTTGTTCATCAACTCCTACAGGTACTGCTCTGCTTGACCATTGTGTAGCGGCAAGTTCTATATAACTTAAACTTGTCCAATCCAAATAATTATCTGTGCTTTGTATTTCTAGTGCAGGATTAAACAATACAAGTATTTGTTCTAGTAGTTGTAGTTTTTGATTTGTATTGCTACTCCAAATATCTACGCTCATCTGCAGTGTATAAGGCACAGGCATTAAACGTTCAACTGTAAATGCATTTCCTTGTTGTGTAGTGTAACTGTTTGTATTAGGATCAAACTTTCTCATGCGAATATGTTTTTTGTCTACAAAACTAGGATCCTGTCTACGTTCTGGGTTGTACTCTAATCCAGTAATATAGCAACTAATCATTGGTGCTGGCTGTATTTTGTTTTCACTATTCTCACGAATAATACTGCTAACCATCCGTGTTGCATCTCCATACTTTACCGGCACAGTAAGCAGGGTGGTGTTGCCATCACGGTCTTTGCCATACTCAACTTGAAAGTTACTAAATGCACGAATAAACTGCAATAGAAAACGTCTTATTTGTTGGTCGTAGAAGAATTGCTGTGCCATTAGTCTTCCCTAGGTTTCAGTGCGTCACTTAGACTTTGTCTACTTGTTGCTGTGGTATTATCGTCTGCAGTAAACGTGCTTGTGTTATTGATGAAGCCATCTCTCTGTGTATTTCCAGTGCCAGGTGTAAGAGCAGAACGTACATCATCTTCTACTTTTTGCCAACGTGAGCCACTGTAGCGGAAAAGTCTATTAGGTAAAAAGTCTAAACGCAATACATAATCTCCTTCTTGTGCTCCACTAGGAAAACTTGTACCCATACTAATTGGTTCTCCGTTTGGTGCAAGTCCGTCACCTACTAGATAGCCGCTATAACTTACACTGTTTAGTGGTGTAATACGTCTCATATCGGCACTAGCATCAGTATTATCAGCGTTTACAACTGTGTCGTCTGCGTTTACTCCTTTAGGTTCTAACGGTGCTCCTGTAATAGGATCTGTAGGCACAATGTAGTATTGACTTGTGTCATAACCACTTTCAGGAACCTCTACTTCTGCAGCTTCAACAACTTTATTTGTAATTTCTAGTTCTTTTTGATATGTACTTAATAGATCTCTTAGTGTACTATCTGTTTGATTACCGTCGGAATCCTCTTGAATAATGTTAAGGATATCGTTATATTCTTGTGCATCTACTAGTGGTGTACACTTCACACGCCACAAGTGACTCCACCAAGTTGGGCTAAATCCTTCACTAGGACGCGATCCTTCTTGTACTACATAGTAGCGTTTTAGGCTCAATTCTACACTTTCGTCTAGTGCGCTAAAATCTGTAAGGTGTGGCAATTCAATTACATCACCACTCATTAGTTTTCGTCCAAGATTGTTAACCATATCATTTTCGTGGAATGTAATGAATAACGTATCGTTTGCAAGGAACAAACCAAACTGTGATAGGTCAAAGTCTGTGTCACTTACACTGTATATACCACGCAAATTGTATACATCTTGGTCATAAATTCTATCTCTGTTTTCTAAAAATAGAAAATCCTGTATGCCAAGTGGATCTGGCTCTTGATAGTTAGGCTGACTAGGATCACTTCCGCCTTGACTTGCTACGCCAAGATATTTGTGAACATTTATTCCTGTGCCGCCAACTGTAAACATTTCTTTAATTCTTCTATCAAAGAATCTGTAGTCGTTGGTGTGAGCACCGTCTTTCCATAATGATATTCTTGGCATACTTTTTCCTTTGTGCGTAGTATTTATCAGTAAGAAAAAGGTTGACACATACTGTAACTATGCTATATTAAGTAGTAAGTTGAAGTTAGGAGAGTTGAATGAGTAAGCCAATTAGTAATGCAGCGTTTAAAAGATTTGTAGCAGATATGACACCAGAGCAACAACAGGATGTTGTAAGTCGTCAGTTGCGTGTTCTTCCGCGGATGATTATGGACGAGGTTGCTGGTCCTAACAAGCCAAAAGTAATTAAGTTTTTAGAGAGCCGCTTGAAGCAGGTGCGTTTGATGCAGAGCTCATTGTATGTTAACGGAAAGGTAGTGTAATGGTAGAACTATTTAAAGATATTCAAACACTAACTGCAGTAAGAAATGCAGTTGCTACCGGTGTTGAACGTGAAAAAACTATTGAACTGTTAGACAAAGTTATCGAACTTAAACAGTTGGAGATAACTACGTTTGAACAACAGATGGAAATGGAGTTTATGAACGATGGCATTGACTGCTCTTAAAGGTAAAAAACTTGCTCGTAAAAAAGCACCTCGTGCTAGACGTAAAACAACTGGTGCAAACGCCGCTCCAATGGATGATTATCGTCGTGCAAAAGACTTTTTTCATTTTGATGTAGATAAAAAAGAATACATGCCTATTATCAAACAGTATGTAAAAAAGAAGTATGACAAAGCAACTGCACAGGCTATCTTTAAGAACAGTGATGGTGCGATTGCATACAGTCATGTAGCGGCATTTTGCTTTTACATGAACAACGATAAAGCAGACTTGATTCCTGAAGATAGTGTAAACTGGATGCAGGGATTCTTTGTAGATCGTTTGGCAGAGAAAGGCAAGACTATTATTGCTGAAGTGAAAGCAGAAGAAAGTGCAAAGCCTAAGAATGTATATGTGCCAAGCATCCAAGAACGTATCAAGGAAGCAAGCGGAAACATTATTGCAGAGATTGAAGAAGTAGTTGACGACTTTATCAATGATCCCGCTAAGTTTAAGAAGTTTGATGCTGTAAAGTTCTTTCGTAGCAAGCAAGTAAATCAAGCACACGCAAGACATATTAGAGCCTTTTACGAAGGACCACTTGCAGAATATACAATGCTACAACAACCGGCTCGTGAGCAGGATGAAGATTTGCGTGAAGGATATGCACATCTAAGCAAAGCAGACATTAAAAAAGGTGTAGAACTTTTCAACAGTATTGTTGGTGCTTGTGATTTGATTACACAGGAAAGCAAAGCAACTCGTAAAACACGCACACCAAAGCCTAAGAGTGCTGACAAGTTGGTTGCTAAAATGAAGTATTGTAAAACCGACGAAAAGTATAAAGTAGCCAGCATTAATCCTGCAGATATTATCGATGCTACAGAAGTTTGGGTGTTTAATATTAAAACAAGAAAGATTGGCAAGTATATTGCAGAAGAGCATGCGACACTGCAAGTCAAAGGCACTACACTACAGTTCTTTGATGAAAAGAAAAGCATTGCTAAAACGCTTCGTAAACCCGAGGAACAGTTGCGTGAGTTTAACAAAAGCGGCAAAGTACAATTGCGTAAGTTTCTGGATAACATCAACGCAGTTGAAACTAAGATGAACGGACGCTTCAACACTGACACTGTGATCCTTAAAGCAGTAAAGTAATAAATAGTGTATAGATAAGGATACACTATGGCAACACTAGCATCACTAAGAGCAGACACAGTAGATTACATTCGCTATCGTTTGGGCGATGGCATGGTGGATGTTGAACTTGATCCGGAACACTATGACAATAGTATTGACAAAGCAGTAAAACGTTTTCGTCAGCGCAGTCAAAATGCGTATGAAAGTTCATATGTATTTCTAAGTGTTGTCAAAGAACAGCAAGAGTATACACTACCGGACGAGATCGAAGAAGTTCGTCAAGCATTTAGACGCAGTGTTGGCAGTGGATCAAGTGATACTGGTACACAGTTCGAACCATTTGAGGCAGCATTTCAGAATACTTATTTGTTGCAAAGTGGACGCATCGGTGGTATGGCAACATATGAAATGTACTATCAGTATCAGGAACTAAGTGCAAGACTGTTTGGTGGATTTATCAACTTTGAGTTTAATCCTGTTACTAAAAAAATTACACTGCTTCGCAAGTTTAGTGCAAGCGGAGAACAGATTGTACTATGGACTTATAACCTGCGTCCAGAAAGTAGACTACTACAGGACAGACACGCTGGACCATGGATCCAAGACTATGCACTAGCACTTGCAAAATACACGCTAGGTGAAGCAAGAGGCAAGTTTACAACTATTGCTGGACCACAAGGCGGCACAAGCCTTAATGGTGATGCACTTAAAGCAGAAGCGCAAGTTGAAATAGACAAACTCGATGAAGAACTACGCAATTATGTAGATGGTTCTGACCCACTTTCATTTATTATTGGCTAATAAGAGGCTTACATGATTATAGGAATTTGCGGACTGATCGGTTCTGGTAAAGGAACTGTCGCTGACATATTGGTTGATCAAGGCTTTAAAAAAGTAAGTTTTGCTGACAAACTCAAAGACGGTGTAAGCACAATCTTTGGTTGGGATAGAGCAATGCTAGAAGGAGATACAGATGAGTCAAGACAATGGCGAGAACAGCCAGACGACTTTTGGTGTAATGAAACGCAAATGGAAGTCACTCCTCGTTTGGTGCTTCAGTTATTTGGTACTGATTGCATGCGTGATGGGTTTTATGATGGAGTCTGGGTAAGCCTACTTAAAAAAACTATACTGGATAATCCGGGCAACTATGTTGTGCCTGATGTGCGTTTTGAAAATGAAATAGAAATGATTCGCAGTATTGGCGGCGAAGTTTGGGAAGTAAAACGCAACGGTGATCCTGAATGGCTAATTGAATATGAAACAACAGGTGTAGAACCAACAACAGTACATCCTAGCGAATGGCGCTGGATCAAATCTAAAAAAGATGAAGTAATTACTAATGATGGTACACTAGCCGATCTTAATCGTCAGGTGTTAAGTCACCTCGGCGCCATCCCGTACTAACTAATTCTGCATTACAATT